AACCCTGTGACGGGAGACGACCTCTAAGTGGCGACCTCCGGCACTATCACCTTCAATCTCAACGCACAGCAGGTGATTGACACCGCGCTGCAGAAGATTGGCGTGCTGGGCGAGGGTGAAACCGCCTCAGGTAATCAATACACGGAAGCCGAACGCGAACTGAACCTCATGGGCCATACGTGGTCGATGGAGGGGCCGAACCTCTGGACGCTCGCAGAAGCTACGATCACGCTCGTTTCCGGCACGCAAGAATACACGCTCACGCCCCGCCCGCGTTCGGTCATGAACATGCGCTTTGCGATCGACGGCGTTGAGCAATACCCGATGAGCGAGTGGGACCGGCAAGACTGGGACCGCTTCCCGATGAAGACGCAAACCGGAAACCCGCTGAAGTACGTGATCGATCGCCAGCGCGCATCGACAACGGTGAAGGTGTGGCCTGTGCCGAGTTTTGCCAGCGGGACCTACACGGCCGTCTATTCGTACGAGCGTGTCTGGCAAGACATCACCTCGCCAAGCCAAGATCTCGACGTTCCCCAAGAATGGCTCGAGACCGTTACCGTGAACTTGGGCGCGCGTCTCGCCGATGATTACAGGCTGAGCGGGCCGCACATTGAGCGTGTGCGGGATCGCGCAATGCGTCTCTACGACATGGCAATGACAGCAGACCGCCGCGGCGATGTTCGCATCCGCGTGGGCGGTGGCGGAGGGAGATAGAAGATGGCTGGGATTCCTTTGAGCGCTTTGCGCCGTGCGTTGGCGGAGATCAGTGAAACGAGTGCACGGCGCCCGATGCGTGAGCTTATTCCAGAGGCGCTTGGCAGCACCGTCAAAACAAGCATCGGCACTGGCGCATATGGCGCTGGCGCGGGTGCTCTCATGAGTATGCCAGAGGAGGGCGAGGACCTGTACGGTTATTCTGACCGGTTGCTTGGAAACATCGGTCGTGGCGCGGCCATTGGCGCTGGCCTAGGTGTCGGCGCCGCTGGCGTTGCCGGCGCACGTGGCTTGCGCTGGGGTCTTCGCGAAGCCCTAGCAGAACAAGCCGCATCTCGTGGCATGGGCCGTCGCGCGCTGCGTGAAGCGGCGGATGCGGGAGACGCTGAAGCGTTCAGCGCTGCCAGCGCTCGCCGTGACGTGCCGCTAGTGGAAGATATGCGGGCTGCCGGCCAAAGGCCGGTCTCACGCATGCCAAGCGCAATGGACGAGATGCAGGAGTTGCAGGCGGCGTCGCGGGTTCTACGGCGGCTGAAACAAGAGCGCCGAGAAGCTACTGATCCAGCCGATATCGCTGACCTTGATGAGCAAATCAGCGAGCTTTCACGGTTGCTTGGCGGCTGATGCGAGAATGTCTCTGCGCCGAACCTTCGAGGCGACATTCCTAAACCAAGTGGTGAACGACCCGCGCGTTCGCCCTTGGCTTGGGGGAGATCGTAAGTCGCGGCTGGATCTTCAGCCCGCGATAGATGAGGGCGCGATTGCCTTGATCAACAGAGACGGCGGCTTTCTCTTTGTTCCCAAAGGCGAAGGCGTATTCGAAGTCCACACGCAGTTCCTGCCCAGCGTGAAGGGCAAGGCGGTGTGGTTCGCCAGAGAAGCAGCGCGCTACATGTTCAAGACAATCGGCGCGGAAAAGCTGGTGACGGATGTTCCGGAAGACAACCAAGCCGCGCTTGGGCTCGCGCTGAAGACCGGCTTTGACATCGACCGAACGCGAAACGATGACGGATCAGAGACCGGAAAAGCCCAGCGCATCTTCGAACTCGATTTCACCCAGTCCGCCTTCTTCAAAGCCTCAGCCAACTGGGGCTCTGATACACTAGAGCATCAGGAGCGAGCCTAGATGCCAGTTGCACTCGTCGCCACGGCTGTAACAGCAGGGGCATCCATCTATTCGGCCAACAAGCAAGCGTCTGCGGCCAAGAAGGCATCGCAGGCGGCGACGGATGCGGCAAACCAAGAGATTGAGCTTCAGCGCGAAGCACGCGACGAAGCGCGTAAGATTTTTACGCCGTACAGCCAAGAGGGCGCGGCGGCCCGGCGCATGTTCAACGGCGCTATGGGGATTGCCCCAACTGGTACGATGCCAGGCGGGACCGGCGCCGATACGCTGGAAGCGGCGCGCGCTGCTTACGATCAAGGCTTTGAGGCTTCACCGTTCTGGCGCGATGCTCAGTACGGTGCTGGCGAAGCGATGAACGCTCTGCGTTCTACGAATGCGGCTGTCGGTCGTGGCTCCTCTATCAATTCGGGCAAGGCGCTACGTGCAACGCAGGACATTCAGACCGGCTATCGTGGGCAGGCCACACAGAACTACCTCAGCAGTCTCAATGGCATCATCGACACTGGTTTGACGGCTGACTCTGGTATCGCATCCGGCGGGCAAACCTACGCGAACAATTCGGGCAACGCGATCCGTAACGCGGCTGGCGTTCAAGCCAATGCGGCCATGGCCGGCGCGCAAGCGTGGGGCAATGCGGCGTCTGACATCGCGGGCGTGGCTGGATACGCGCTCGGCAATTACAGGCCGGGTGGCTCAAATTACTTTGGAACGATTACGGCGCCGCAGTCGCTTCCGTTGCCGCCACTGATCAACACGACGCTGCCAAACTATCAAATTCCGCGCGTCTCATTTGGTGGCGGCTAAATGGCTCAAATCTTCAATAGCTTCATCTCCGGCATGGAGGCCGGCACGCAGCAACGTGAACAGCGCCAACGTAGAACGGCGCTTGACGAAGCTGGGCGTCTTTATGCAGCGGGGGACGCGCAAGGCGCGGAGAATGCACTTGTGGGCGCTGGCCTTATCAACGAGGCCGGCGCCTATTCTGCATTGAACGAAGCACGCCGCGGCCGCGCGACGCGCGATGCCGTATCTCAAGCAATGACCGGCCTTGATCAGAACGCGAGCCCGACTGATCGCTTGAACGCTGGCGCGACGGCCGCTCTAGGCGCAGGCGACACGGATCAATGGTTCCAGTTTCAGCAAGCCGCAAGCCAGATGTCGCAACAGGAGCGCGAGCAGGCAGGCCAACGTGCGCAGTGGATCGGCTCTGCAGCAGCGAGTCTGCTAGACGTTCCAGTTGAGCAGCGCGCCGAACGTGCGCGAGCGCTCCTTGCTGCAGGGCCCTACGCCAACGACCAGCACGTCGCTCAGATGATTGATGAGGCGGGCGAGCTTTCTGATGACGCATTGAACGCTGCTGCGCAAAACTCAATGAGCGCGGCGGATATTCTTGGTATGCGTCGCCAGAATGAGCAATTCCAGCAATCATTGGCTTTGCAGCGCCAGAACGCGGCATACGCGCGCAATCCGGAAAGCGCGCCAGTGTCAGATGCACAACGTCGCGGCCTGACGAACGACTATAACCGCGCAGTTTCCGGTGCGATGGATGACCTTGGCATTCTTCGTCCGTCGCTTCCTTATGCGCGTCTGGCCGTCACTCACGGCGGCGATACGACAAACATCGATGGCGTCAACTCGCGGTCCTCCGACGTTGCGCTTCTGCGCGCCGCAGCTCGTGCGCAAACCGGTCCCGGCGTTCTGACGGAATCGGAAGTGTTTTCGACGCTCTCGCCGTCTCTGCAGCAGGCGCTTATCCGTAACGTTGCCTATCTCGACATCTCGCAAAACGGCATCACGCCGCAGGACCGCTTGGCGCTGGCTCAATTCGTTATGCAATCGTCCCGCAACGTTCAGCGCGACGTATGGGACCTCTACGATCAGGCTTCCACCGACTGGGGCGGGCGCGGTAACGCACCGACATTCCAAGCGCCGCGCATTCCGCACCCGGAAGATGAGGGCCGTCTGCAATCGGCCGAACGAGGCGGCGCCCAAGTAGGACGCGAATACGTTGCTAATAACGGCCGCGTCTATCGCTTCCTCGCGCCGGGCTCATGGGAGCTTAGTCGCACGGGCGGCGAGGCGGATCGCAGCTTGCCGTGGCAGCCGCGTGTTGTGGAGCAGCAACAAATGCAGCAAGCGCCGCAGCAGCGCACAGCGAACGGACCGCCTGCAGGCACAGTCGTCAACGGCTTTCGTTTCCGTGGCGGCGATCCAAACGATCAAAGCAACTGGGAGCGTTTGCAGCCCGGCAACTATCAGGGGCGCTAATGACCAACCCTTGGGAACGTGATTGGTCGTCAAGTGCGCCAAGCGCAAGCGCCAATCCATGGGAGCGCGATTGGTCCAACGCTGGTTCAGCGCCATCGGATGATATATGGGGCGATCGTGCGCGAGCGTTCGGTTACTCGGCTGCCGACGCTGCGACCTTTGGTTTTGGCGATGAAGCTGCGGGCGCTCTTGCCGGTGCTGGCGCTGTCCTTGGCGGCGGCGATTATGCGCTAGCCTACCGTCGCCGCGTCGACGCAGCTCGCCAGCGCCTGGAAGCTGCGCGCGAGGCCCATCCCATCACGTCGCTTGCGGGTTCGTTCGCAGGCGCGACAGCAACGTTCCTCATCCCCGGTGTCGGCGGGGCGGCGGCGGCACGAGCTGGCCTTACCGGATTGCAGGGCGCAAGCGCTGCAGCGCGAGGTCTGATGACCGGCGAGCGGCTCGTTCCTTATGGGCGCGCTCTTTTGCAGGCGGCAGGCGAAGGCGGCACAGCGCTTCGATCGGCGCGTGCTCTTGGCGCGCAAGCGGCGCTTGGTGCGGGGCAAGGCGCGATTTACGGAGGCGTGTACGGCTTCGGCGCGGCCGATGACGGCGACCGTCTGGAAGGCGCTCGCAATGGTGCGCTGATGGGCGGCGCGTTCGGCGCTGTCGGCCCGGCCGCGTTCCAAGGGCTCGGGCGCGCGGGCCGCTTCGTCTTCCAGAATCCGGCGCTCAGAACTGTTGCGGGTTCAGCAGCAGGCGGCGCGATTGGGTATTCGCAAGGCGACACGGAGCAAGAGCGTCAGCAAAACGCCTTGCGTGGCGCAGCGTTCGGCGCGGGGCTTGGTGGATTGTCGCGCCCCGCGCTAAATGCCGCGCGAAACGCGTGGCGAAACCCAAGCGCTTACGCGAACCAAACGAGCATGGGCATTGTGCCGCCTCCAGCCGGCGGCGCGGCGCGGCCGAACGAGCCGGAGGCGCCCGGAGGCGTCGTGCGCCAAGTGGACCGTCTCCTAGGTCGCCAGCGCATGGGCGTTTCTGAACTAGAAGGCCGCATCACGGCAGCGCAACAGGAGCCGCTTGGTCGCACGCTTGCGGACGTTGGCGGCGAACAGTTTCTCTCAAAGACCGATGCACTCGCGCAGTTGCCCGGTCAAACCGGCCCACGCGCTTCGGCAATTGCAGAACAGCGCGCTAGAGACTTGCCCGATCAGCTTACGTCGGAGCTTCAAACACGCCTTGGCGTAAGTAGATCGCCGACAGAGGCGCTGCAATCGCTGCAGAACGAATATCGCGACGTCTCGAAGAATCTCTATCAGCCACTCTTGCAGCAAGATGTATCGCCGCAAGGCATGGCGCGTTTGCAGCCAATCATCGAGCGCTTGCCCGCGTCGGTGCGAAATCGCGCCAACCGGATCACCGAAGAATTGGCGGTGATGGACGGATTGACGCCGGCCCAGATCACCGGCGCGCAGCGCGTTCACTACATGAAGATGGCGCTTGATGACGCCATCATGGGTGTTCAGCAAGCCGAAGGCTTGGGCGCGGCGCAACGCGCAGGCCTCAGACGGCTAAAGAACGAATTCCTCGACGTGATTGAGGGCGACCCTGATCGTGGTGTCGATCCGATCATTCCGGGCTATCGCGAAGCACGGATGCAGTGGGGCGGGATCAAAGACGCTGAAGACGCCATGCAAGCCGGACGCGAAGCGGTCGGTCAGCGTCCCCAAGAAGTGCGCGCGGTGATGGCGCGCATGACGCCGTTTGAAAAGCAGCACTATCGCATCGCTGCCGCAGATGAGCTGATCCGGCGCGTGCAGCGCGGGTCGGCGGCCGTAGGCCAACGCAACGCGGCCAACCCGCTTAACAACAATGAGATCCAGAACGTCGTTCGGGAAATCTTCGACAACCCGGACGAGGCGGAAGCCTTCATCCGCATTTTGAACGAACGCAACGTCCTCTTGCGGAACGCGAGCGCTTGGATCGGAAATTCGACGACGGCTAGGCGCGCGGCCCAAGCTGGAGACAGCTTGCTTTCGGCGATGGCGCCGCATGCGCTCAATCCAGTTGGTGCAGCGACGGAAGCAGGAAAGGGCGCATTCAACGCGCTGCGCACGATGGCTTTTGAACGAGAGAACAACGCTCTCGGACAAGCATTGCTGCGGAATATCGAAGGCGCGTCACCAGAAGACACTCAGGCGACACGCGCGCTCTTGAACGCACTTCGCCGCTTAGAGCGAGAGCGGCTTGACCGTGCGCTCTCTGCGGGTCGTGAAGGCGCGCAAGGTGCGATCGGCGGCGGCAGCTACTCAGACCACAATCAGGGCTATTACTAATGAGCCGCGCTGCGCTCATTGAGGCGTTGGCGGCGCGCTTGGCGCGCGGCGGCGCTGGTGAAGCGCGCGGGCTTATCAAGTCCGGCAAAGCGCCGCTCTTTGATCGCGTCTCGTTCCTGCTCTCTACGGCGCGAGACGAGCGCAACTACAAGATCGGCCGCTATCTGGATCAACGCCGGGAGGGCGGGCGGTTCGGCGCGGGCGGGCGCATGCGCCGCACCGGCGATTACAATAATGTCTATTCTGGCGTCGATGATGACACGCTGAAGATGCTTGCCATTGGCTTGCCTGTTGGGGGCCTCACACTCCGCGAAGCTTTGCTTGATCGCTACGGAGCGATGGCATGAGCGCCGTCTCTCGAACCCTTGAACATCTCCTTGCTGAGCGCCTTGCGCGCACAGCGGGACGTTGGCCCCGATCCATCTTTGGTGCGGTGGATGAAAACGCTGCGCGCCTCGCACGTGCCGAAGAGATGGGCTTTGACACAAGCCGCATCTACTACCACGGGACGAAATCTGATTTTCCAGCGTTCAAGCCATCGCGTAATTCCTCGGACTCGTTCGGCGGCTTGATGGACGGCGGCGCTGGAAAGCGCCAGCGCGCAACTTACGGCCCAGGCGTTTACGTGAGCCGCACGCCAGACCGAGCGAACGATTTTGCTGGCATTTGGGATGAGGCGCCAGAGGGCGGCAACGTCGTTCCGATCTTCATCCGCAAGGGCAGGTTCAAGCCGACAATCGGCAATGAAGGCCGTGTTGTGGATCCGCGCGATGTGCGCTCAATCTTTGCGCGCTTTGATCCGTCGAAGGCTGACTCCGCGGAACTGCTTGCAGGCCTTGCTGCCGGACTTCCAGTTAGCGCTGTTACGCTTCGTGAGGCGCTGCGCTCCCGCGTGGGAGATGGGGCTTAGTGGCTTACTTCGCCTTTCAAGCCAACACGGACGATCGCTCCAAGAAGGGCATCGTTCCGCTTGTGCTGCGAAACCTATTTCTTGAGCCGCAAGCTGAAGGCGCGGGCAAGAACACCAATTACGTGCTTGCGCCAACGCCTGGCATGACAGCCCGCGTGACGCCGGCGTCTGGGTCAAACATCCGCGGCGTTTTCTGCCGGGCTGGCGTCCAGAGCGGCGCGCTTTTTGTGGTTGCCGGAACGACGCTCTACGAAGTCACAAGCGCATGGAGCGCGATCAGCCGCGGCGAAGTGTTGGGCGCAGGCCGCGTTCTCTTTGCGGCTGTCGGTGCAAACCTTGTCCTGCTTTCCTCTGGCGTTCTTTATCAATGGGATGGATCGACACTCACGAAGAACACAGACCCTGATTTTCCGGCTGACGCGTACACGCTGGCCGATTTGGCAGACCGCATCCTGACCAGCCAGCGCGGCAGCGACACCTTCGATTGGAGCGCGGTCGGAACCTCTCTGGATTGGCCAGCGACTGGCTTTGCCGCTTCGGCGCGCTACCCTGACGAGATCAGAGCGCAAGCGGAAATCGGCGGCGATCTCTTTCATTTTGGCGCGGCTTCGATCCAGCCATGGCGTGCGCAAGGTGGGCAGGATTCAGATGCGTTCGATGTCATCCCGTCGATTGTGATCAATCGCGGCATTGTCGGACGCGATGCATGGGCAAGGCTTGATAGCTACGCCATGTTCATCGGCGATGATCGCGTGGTTTACGAGATCAACGGGTATCTGCCCCAGCGTGTGGTGAACCGTGATCTTGAAATCCGCCTCGCGGCTCTCAGCGAAGATGAGATCGCTGAGGTTCAGTGCTTTTCCTACATGTGGGGCTCACACCTTAAGTTCGTCGTGAAACTTCCGAGCGGCAGCGCGTTCGTTTTCGATGCGTTGACGCGCAAATGGCATGAGCGCACGGCTCTGGGCACGACAGACTTTGATCTTGTGCACTACGCACGCTTTGGCGGCTATCATGTCGTTGCTTCGGCCGACAGTGATAAGGTGTTCACCTGGGACGATGGTGTTTTTGCGGACGACAGCGAACTCGTTGAACGCGTGGCGATGGTGCATGTGCCCATCCCAGAGAAGATGGTGATTTCAAACGTCACCCTTGACATCAAGACCTTTGGGCAGCCGGTTTCTGGGCAAGGCTCAGAGCCGAAGGCTTATGTGACGTTCTACCGTGACGGCGGCTCTCTCGATAGCTTGCAGCAGCTTGGCATTGAGCGCGTCGTTTCGCTTGGCCGTGCCGGTGATTACAGAACGCGCCCGACGATCTGGCGTCTTGGGATTGCAGCGCCGGCAAATGGGCTCATCGTCAAAGTGCGCCTGCCTGATCCAGCGGGCTATGCTGTTTCAGGCATTTGGGTGAACGAGATACCAACGTGATCCCAATTGTTTTCTTCGACCCGCGTAAATCGTTTGCCGACAAGAGCGGCAAGCTCGTGCGGGACGCATTCATTCGTTTGAACGATCTCATACGCCGCACCGGCGGCGTTAAGGGCGCCTATATGGGCGTCCCATCTCGCACTGTGGCGGAGCTGCAAGCCATAGCAGCGAGCGAAGAAGATCGGCCAGAGTTTTCAGCAATCGCTCTGTGTTCAGACGAAAGCGGCGGCGCAACGCTTGTCTTTTTCGTTCCTGGCGCGAACGAATGGCGCCGCGTGCAAGATCGCGCGGTGGTGAGTTAGAATTAGGGAGGACGGAAATGGACTTGCGTCAAGCTCTGCGCGATTGGTTCGGCAACGAACAAGAAGGCCAACCTAGCGCTATGCAACGCGCTAGCCAGCGCTTCCAATCTGGGTTCGACAACACCGCCATTCGTGCGCGCCAGCGCCTTCCGACAGGCGTGGTGAATGCGCTTTCGCAGAGCGGTATTCCCGGTTGGCAAGGATTGCGTACAGCGCGCAATCAACAAGACGCGGCCGATTTTGGTTTGGAAGCGCCGACGCAAGCGCCGATCGCGAACGACCTTCGTGCTGCATTGCGCGATGTCATTCTGCCGTCCGCACAGCAGGGCGTATACGCTTCGTCGTCAGCTTCCGTTCCAACAGGCGTTCGACGCGGCGTTGAACCGCCTGACGGACCGCAAGGTCAATCATTCACGGAACAAGATAATAGGGCGTTCCTTGATGCGCGCGAACGCGCCAGAGCCTTGATTGAACAAGATGGCTCTCCGTACTTGACGGATCCATCGGTGCAACAAGCTGGCGGCGCTCTTGCTGCGGCTGTCGATGCAAACCGCGCGGCCCGTGATGAGGTTGCGAGGCGGTCTGGCATAACGTGGGATCAGTGGTGGCATTATCGCGGGCGCCAAGATGCCAACGCGCCGCGCACCGCAGCAGACGCCAACCTTATGACTCGTTATCGCTGGGGGCGAGCGCCGCGGTACGAAGGCGCTGAATCGCGTCGGCCGGAGCCGCGCTAGCAGGATCGGCCGGTAGGCATGGGTTCAAATTCTACACCGTCATGGCCGGTGTATGTTTGCACGATTTCTCCGTTGACGCATCGATTGCGGATAACGGGAGCCTCAGGCAACGGATTATGAAGCCGTACGTAGGGCTCTGGCGGCTTGGCTGTGACAGCGTGATAGGTGACGACACAAGCAATCAGTGCGACCGTGACGATGGCGGCTGTGTGACGAAGTTTCATTGCAGAACTCCAGTAAAGCAAAATCGCCCCGGTGGAAGCCGGGGCGATTGAAGTATTAGGCGCGGCCGAAGAGAGCGACGACCTTGCCGGATTTCAGAGCACGCTCTTCTTCTTTCTTTTTGGCGGCGTCACGCGCGCGTTTGCGCTGGCGTGCTTCCGCTTTGGCTCGCTCTTTGGCCTCCCAAGGCGTTTCAGGGCGTGGCTTATGGAAAGCCGTGTTCGCCCAGCCCAAGGCATTGCGGCCAAGAAGGTTCGAAAATGCTCCAGCGCTGAGACCTCGCAGAATGGCTCCCATGACCTAACCCCTCCGAGCAAGCGGCTGCCCCTAAAATCCAGTCTATGGGCGCACCTGCTGGACCTCAATACGTTCAGATCATCGATACGACCGGACCTTTGGTCGGGGCGACGATTGAGTATTACGATCTAAGCGATGTTGCGCAGGCGGTGTATTCGGATGCTGGCCTCAGCACCTCGCTTGGTGGGACGCTTTCGGGGGCCAATGCGTCAGATTCAAAGGGCCGGTTCCCGATCCACTTTCTGGATCCAAGTCTCGACTATAAGCGCGTAATCAAAACCAGCGCCGGCGCAACGTGGCGCACCGATAGCCCGGTTCAAACAGCAGACGACAGCCTCAGCAATTACGTGCCGAAGGCGGGCGCTACCATGACTGGCGCGCTCTTCTTCAAAGAAGGCGCCGCGATTGCCTCGGCCGCGACGATCAACCTGAACAACGCCACCGGCAACATGGTGCACGTGACCGGCACGACCGGCATTTCGGCCATGACGTTGACGGCGGGCCAAGTGCTCATCGTATTCGATGACGCGGTGACACTGACGCACAGCTCAAACCTCATTTTGCCTGGCTCGGCAGACATCACGACTGCTGCCGGCGATACGGTGTGGGCTGTTGGCGAAGGCAGCGGCGTCACGCGCTTGGTGGGGTACACGCTCGCCAGCGGAAAACCGCTCATCGAGTCTGCTGAAGTGCTGCTTGTCTTTGGCGATGAAAGCACCGCGATCAGCACAGGAACGGGCAAGGTTACGTTCCGCATGCCGTTTGCTATGACGCTGGATGCCATCCCGCGTGCGTCGCTCACAACTGCACAGGCAAGCGGGACGATTGTTACGATCGACATCAACGAAGCGGGCTCGTCTATTTTGAGCACAAAGCTCACCATAGACAATAACGAGCTAACGTCCGCAACGGCAGCGACACCGGCAGTTCTTTCCGACACTTCGTTAGCCGACAATGCGAGCATCACGATCGATATTGATGCCTGTGACGGAGCCACGACGGCTGCGGGCCTAAAGGTATTGTTGCGCGGCTATCGCAGGAACCGCTGATGAGCGTGTGCATCGTTATCCAATCGGGCGGCGTCACCGCGACCGGGACGGACGTTGTGCCGGACGCGCTCGATTTCGATGACATCGTTTCGTATATCGCCTCCGGTTCTACCGACAGCCAGACAATTACGGGCATTGATACGCCGATTGTCGTTCGGGCTGAATGGACAACAAGCGGCGATGCCACGCGCGGCGTGTGGAGTAGAAATGGCGTGTCTGCCGGCGCGTCGGCTTCTTCCCCAGTTGATGTAACAGTCAACGCTGGCAATTCGCTCATCTTCAATATTTCAGCCGCCAGCGGTGGGCCGAGCAACCCCGTTGCAGCGTCAGGCGTTGTCACGGTGCTCAATCGCAATAAGCGTGCGACGGTGACGATGACTGTCGCTTCGCCATGCGTGGTAAGCTGGACCGGACACGGGCTTGCAGCCGGCGCCAAAGTTAGATTTTCGACCACTGGCGCGCTTCCAACCGGGATCACTGCAGGCACGGTTTACTTCGTGATTGCCGCTGGGCTTGGTGCTGACGTGTTCGAGATATCCGCTACGAGTGGTGGCAGCGCGATCAATACGTCGGGAACGCAAAGCGGCGTGCACACTGGCGAGTCGGTGTTGGACACGTTCAGCTATTACGTTGAACGAACAGGCGGCGGCACGCTCTGAACCCCTCCAGATGGGGCATGACCCGTAAAATTACGGGCTATGAGTGCAATCCAAAGACGCGGCGTTCTCCTTGATGGCATTGGCGCGGAACGCGTTCGTTCCGACTCTGGAGGCGTTCGGAGAACGCTGTCTGCATGGCTCGGCACGCTTGCAGACGGCGTGCCGACTTTCACAATTCCACCATCCGGCGACACGACTGGTGCGACGGATACCGCAGCGGCGCAATCACTCCTGACGGCCGGGTTTGGCGTCACGCTCCGCTCAGGCGCCACCTACTATATTTCTGAGCGCATCAACATCACCAACGCCAGAACTGGCCTGATGGGTGACGATACGCCGTTGGTAATCATGACCACGGCGGGGTTCAACAATTCCTCAGCAAGTGCTGGAAACCGCTACGGGACGAATGCCGTTGGCTTGTATGCGAGCGGGGTCGATCATCCGATCTGCCGTGGCGTTCGCTTCAAATTTGAGGCGCAAACCGAGGATCGTTACGTCAAAGCGGTCGCTTTCCGCAATTGCACAAACATCGCGATTGAGCGCAGCGAAGCCTGGAATTTTACCAAGGCATACGGAGTCATCTATTTTGGCGGCTGCACTGGTGGTCTTGTTGCATGGAACTACGTCCATGACTGCTACACGAACAGCGCGACGACCGGTCAGATTACGGGCATCGAGGCCGACAATGACGACATCGGTTCTGTTGGCGTCGATATCTGCTTCAACACCATTGAGCGCCTGACAGTCGGCGCGTCTTTCTTGGCGTCGTTCAATTATCAAACTGACGGCATCAACGGCACGAAGAAAGGCACGAAGTGCGAGGTCTTCTCTAACTCGATCAGTTTCGTGGGCGAAGGCATTGACTGGTTCGGCTCTGAATCGCCGCTCTATGACAACACGGTTCTCGATTGCTACTACTACGGCATCAAGTTCGTGCATGGTCCGAACGGTGATCATGTGGCGGACAACTTCATTCGCCGCTGCGGCATCGCTGGCATTATCGTAGCCGGAACGTCCGTTGAGACGCAGGACACGGCCTATCATTTCATCATCAACAACAACGTCGGCGACATCGACCCGAACGGCACGTTCTCGGGGTCCAGCACAGCGTGCATCCTGTTCTCGGCCAATGGCGGCACTATCTATTTGCCCCGCAACATTCACGTCGTTGGCAACCAGCTTGATCCAGGCACGAACGGCAAATACTGCGTTCTTGCGCCAGCGGGTTCCGGCACGCTCAACCACGTCAACGATAATGAGATTGTGCGGAATGCGACGGTCGCGAACTACTCTCTCGACGCGACAGTCGTTCCATACTGGTCAACACGGCAGGCGGGCAACGTCGCTATTTCCGGCACGCTCGACATCGGCGGCGTCACCACGCAAACGCTGGATGTGTCGGCTGGCCGTTTGCGCATTGAGGGCGTGAACGCCGTCACGATCAGCTCAACCGACACGCTGACAAACAAGACGCTTACTGCGCCGGTCATCTCGACCATTTCCAACACCGGCACGCTGACGCTTCCAACGTCAACCGATACGCTTGTTGGCCGCGCGACTACGGACACCCTCACCAATAAGACGCTTACAAGCCCAACGCTGACGACTCCGGCGCTCGGCACGCCAGCATCCGGCACGCTCACCAACTGCACGGGCCTCCCAATCGCTAGCGGCGTGTCGGGGCTTGGCTCAAACGTGGCGACGTTCTTGGCGACGCCATCAAGCGCAAATCTGGCGGCCGCTCTTACGGACGAGACCGGAAGTGGAGCGGCCGTATTCGCAACATCTCCGACGCTCAGCACCCCAACACTGACGACGCCGCGAGGCGTGCCGTATCTTCTCGCGTCAAGCGCCGTTCAGCAATCGGTGACTGGCACCACCTCAGACACCACGCTTGCAACTGTCACCGTCCCTGCCAATGCGATGGGCGCAAACGGCTACGTCATCTGCCGGTCTGTTTGGTCGGCGGCGGCCAACAACGCGAACGCCAAGACTGTGCGCGTGAAGCATGACGGCCAAACTTTCGGCGCGACTTCGCTTGCCAGCAACCTCTCTGTTTGCGACGAACGCGTGCTGCAAAACCGCAATTCGGCTTCAAGCCAAGTTGCCTTTCAGGGTGGCGTTCCTTACGCGGCATCAACGACCGCCGTTTACACTGGCGCGGTCGGCACGACTGCGGGGAGAGATATTACATTCACCGCGCAGCTCGGAAACACGGGCGACACGATCTACCTAGAGCGCTACGAAGTGTGGGTTGTTTACATAGCGTGATGCCAACAGGCATCCCATCTCCCTCTTCGGGTATAGCTTCTAGCCCGAAGCCCGTTCCACGTAAAACGTGTCTTAGAATAGCTCTCATGGGCTATTTCATTGTCTGCGTGATTGCGGCCTGCGCTCTGATCGCTATGGCTTTCTACGCTTACGGGCCGCGCGATGCGGCTGGCGTTAAGCGCTCTCTGGCGGCGACAGGCGCGGGTCTTCTCAAAACCTACAACCACATTCGTCACACGGCGGATCGGGTCGCAGAGCGCGGCTGGCGCCGGGCCTTCGGCTGGCTTGGTGTGGCCGTTGCCTATTACACCTTCATCTATGCGCCGGGACACGGCATCGCCGTCGACACTGGCGCGGTGAACGCCTTCCTCACGATGGTGACGGGCACGTTCGTCATGCGCGGCGTTGAGCAGATCAACCGTATTCGCACGACGGGTTCGCCGACTGGCGGGCTCGTGAACAATGAGGCGATCGCATGAAAGCCTTCGGCAACTTCGTTCTGATCCTTCTCACCAGCTTCACCATCGTTGCGGCCGCTATGGCTTTCGTGGTGCTGATTTGAAGTTCCGCACTGAAACCATAGGCGACGCTACGCTTATCCTGGGCGATTGCAGAGAAGTTCTGCCTACGCTCCAGCGCGTCGATGCTGTGGTGACTGATCCGCCTTATGGGATCGGCGCGGACAAAGCGAAAGCGCACAGTAGCATCCGCGACAACAC